CGGCAGTCCTTACGGACGCTGATGTTCTCGCGGCGGCGACAGTAATTCAAGCTCTTAATAAAATATTTGTATTCGTTTCGAACGATGCTGCGGACATTGCGGCTAGTGGATTGATCGACGACATTCGAACTGGAAGTTTCACTCAGACTCGAGGTCTTTATTACGGGGACACCGATGATTTGAATTGTTTGGAAATGTGCGCCGCTTATTCTGGTCGCGGATTTTCAACTAATTTTAATGGATCGAACACGACTAGCACCATGCACTTAAAAGTGTTGGCAACGATTCAACCAGACCCAACTTTAACCCAAACTCAATTAAACTTGGCCCTGGCAGCGGGTGCGGATACTTATCCAAGTTTGGCCGGCGTTCCTGGGGTTTTCTGTTCTGGAGCAAATTTCTTTTTCGACCAGATTTATAATCTGCGGTGGTTTGTTGGAGCTCTTCAAGTAGCCGGATTTAATTATTTGGCCCAGTCGTCGACTAAGGTTCCGCAAACTGAAAGCGGAATGGACGGACTTAAAGGTGCCTATCGAAACGTTTGCGAACAAGCGGTTACGAATCAGTTTTCTGCACCTGGGGTTTGGACAAGCTCAACTTTGTTTGGAAACACCACGCAATTGTTAGCGAACGTGGCTCAACGTGGATACTACATTTATTCAGTGCCGGTGGCTCAGCAAAACGTGGCCGCACGTCAAGCTCGAGAGGCTCCGCTAGTTCAAATCGCTTTGAAAGAAGCGGGCGCTATTCAAGAGTCAAACGTCATTGTTACCGTAAATGCCTAAGAGGGGGATTGAATGTCGATACAAGTTTTATCGGGACAAGATACAGCGATTATAAATAATCGAGTTTTACGAGACTTTGCGGATGGCGATTGCGTCACCCTAAGTTTTGCAAACGAAATTGCCAGTGTAAAAACTGGTAAAAATGGAAATAGTATTTATGGATTGAACGAAAGCGGTCGCCAGTGTGATGTCGAAATGCGGCTCATTCGAGGATCTTCTGACGATCAATTTTTAAATAACCTGCTTTCTCAGCAAACTTTTAACTTCTCCGGGTTCATTTTAATGATCGGTGAATTTATTAAAAAGGTTGGGGATGGAGCTGGGAATATTACGAACGACACCTACATTATGAGTGGCGGTGTTTTTACAAAACCTGTTCCTGCCAAAACGAATACCGATGGAGATGTTGAGCAGTCGGTTTCTGTTTATTCCATGAAATTCTCGCTTACACCGAGAGCGATTACTTAATCTTTAGAATTGGCAAACTAGGGGGCTGAAATGAAAGAAATAAAATTACCGACGGGGGCCACTCTCAAAATTGGAGATACGCCCTTTGCGGTTTCCAAGGCTTTGTATAAAGCCGTTGTTTCTGAGATGAAAGGCGTTGAGCTTAGCTCGAAAAGAGAATTCAATTCTCTTATTAAAGACGTTTTTTGCACTGCATTTTCTTCTGAAAAAGTTGAGACAGCTCTTGCTGAGTGCTTGGCTCGCTGCACTTACAATGATGTAAAAATAGATGAAAAAACTTTTGACGGGCAAAAAGCGCGTGAAGATTACGTGCAAGTGTGCATAGAGGTCGCGATTGAGAATCTAACCCCTTTTATGAAAGGCCTTTATGCAGGGTTCGAACGCGCATCCGCGATGATTCTAGAAAACCCGAAATAGAGGCCGAAGATGATGAATTGTTATATTATTTGAAATTATGCAAATCGGGGTATGCGTCTTCGATTCAAGAGGCCAAAGGGCTAACAGCCAGAGAAGTTCTACAGGCTTTAAGCTACGACCTTTTCTGCGGAGAATACGAAGCGGCGCATTGGGAGCTAAACCGTGCAAGTAGGTGAGCTGTTTTTAAAATTAGGAATCAAGGGCGCTGACAAAACAGTTGGTGCGCTCAAAGAATCCAAAAAGGGTATGAGTGGTTTGGCCTCCACTTCTTTGGAGGCAAAAGCCGCAATCATAGCCGCCTTTTATGCCATGCAAAGATTGATGGCTGCGTCTGGAGCGGTTGGAACTAAGCTTACTAACTTTAATGCACTTTGGGGTGTATCTACGGACACACTTCAAAGATATCAATACGCCGCTAGACAGGCCGGAATTTCCAACGATGAAATGGCTAAGTCTATTTCCAACGTAAGCGCTGCGATGGCCCAGGTTGATTTAAATAAAGGAGTTCCAGAGGGACTTTTCTTAATTTCTAAAGCAGCTGGTGGAATTGATTTTAAAAAGAAAAACGATCCATTTTACATGCACCAAATGATTGGTAAGGCACTTCGAAACCTTGGAGACGATCCAAGGTCGAAGGCAATTGCCAACTATTTGGTTGGCACTCTTGGGATGTCAGAAAATGTAATTGCAGGATTTAGAAGGGGAAAATTTAATCAGAGCATTTTAAATGCGGCGCCAATTTATAGTAAAGGGCAGCTCGGCTCTCTCGATAAAAATAATATCGCCTGGGAAAACATGATGCAAAAAATCGAGATGTCTTTTGGAAAGTTTTTTGCTGAGCATGGAGACAGTATCCTTAAGGCTCTTGGCGGACTGGTTGACGCATCCATTAGCCTCACTGAGGTTTTTGTTAAAATGGCCGAAGTTTTAAAACTTTTTGATCTTGTCGGTGGAATTGGAAAGGCCTTGTCTGGGAAAGAACCAACTGCGGCCGCGAAGCAAAGACACTATGAAAGATTAAAATCCATGGGATTTAATGAAGAGGCTGAAAGATTATATGGCCTTGGAAAGTCTTCTAGAAAGACCCCATTCTATTTAGATCCAAACTTTTCTGAATCTAAAATGCCAAACTTTATGAAGTCAATTACTGGACCGCTAGGAACTGGCACCGGCGGTACTACCAATTTTTACCAAAATTTTTATTACCAACATGATGGCCGGGATTCTGGTCGAATTTCTGACGATCATAAGCGGTCGGCTAAAGAGGCGAGAGAGCGGCAAAATACTCAAAGGCAAAGTCCAGCGCAAGGACTAACCAAATGACAAATATTTCTTCAATTTCAAGAATCACGACTACCGTTCCAGCTCTTTCAAATTTAATCTTGGTGCAGCCAAATTCAAATTATGGCTATCAGCCTGAATCTCCTAATCGACAGAAGCGACAGGGTGACACGATTCAGACGCCACCTAAGTTTGTTTTTAATTATGAGGGTGAACAGACAGTTCAAATTGAGAGCGATATTACCGATCACTATGTTGAAGATAATACTGCCATCCAGGATCAAATATCCTTAAAGCCTGAGATTATTACGACTCATGGATACATTGGAGAGCTCACAGACATTGCCCCAGAGATTTTAGCGCCACTGGAATTTTTGGCGAACAAACTGACAGTGATCGATGCTTACACGCCGGTACTATCTACGAGCGCTAGAATTGCTTACAATAACGCTTTTCAGCTTTATCAAATTGTTCAAAACACGGTTGCTCAGGCGGTTTCTGCGTGGAGTTCGATTAATTCTTCTCAAGGTGAAAACGTTATTTCTAGTAACGGTCTTGGAATTGGATTCAACCCATTAACAGGTCAAGTGAGTGGAAATCAAAACAAGCAACAAATCGCCTTCCAACAGCTTTATGGTTATTGGAGCAATCAAATTTTGTTTACCATTCAAACGCCGTGGGCAATCTTTGAGCATATGGCGATTCAAAGGCTTAGAGCTATTCAAGATGCAGAAACTAAAATGATCACTGATTTTGAAATTTCATTTAAAATGATCCGATTTGCTTCTAGTCGAGTCGTTCCTGGGCTCAGAAGCCCGCTTCGAGAGGGTAGAAATTTCGATCAAAATCAGCCTGTAACTAATTTAGGAACTCAAAATCCAGCGCCTTCGGTTTCTCTTTCTGAGCAATTAGATGGAGTAATTGAATAATGTTTTTAATAGAACAAATTTCTTCGGAACCTCTTCAAACGACTACTTTGATTTTGCCTAATAGTGAGCAAATTTCAATGACCATTTATTTTGTTCCGATGCAATACGGTTGGTTTATAACGAATCTTGTTTACGGGGATTTTGTTTTAAACAGCCTTAGAATAACGAATAATCCCAACATGCTTTATCAATGGAAAAATATTATTCCATTTGGGCTTGCCTGTTTTTCTAAGTCTGATCGAGAGCCTTCTTTTGCAGAAGACTTTTCGTCTGGCGCTTCTAAGCTTTATTTATTGAGCACCGATGAGGTGGTAGAGCTTTCGGAGATGCTCGGTGGATAAATTTGGGAGAAATTACGTTTTAGAAATTGAAATCAGCGATGGCGGAGATTCAATAGAAATAACGCCACCATTGACCATGGAATTCGACGTTACTAGGAACACTCTAACTTCTGCGAATGTGGCACAGTTTAGGGTTTTCAACCTTTCAGAAACAAGACGTAATCAAATTCGTAAAAATATTTACAACTATGGAGTCTATCGAGAGGTTTCTCTTCGGGCTGGATACCAAAACGATTTATCTACCACCTTTATTGGAAACATCACGCAGGCTTTTAGTGCTCGTGAGGGCTGCAATATGGTTACGACCATTCAGTGCTTGGATGGCGGATTCGCTTTTGCAAATGGCGAAATTCAAATCCCATTTTCAAGTGGAACCCCCTATAGAAACATGCTCGATTATTTGGCAGGTTCTTTGCCAAACGTAAAAAAGGGGACGATTGGAGATTACGCTGGAGATATACAAAGAGGAAATTCTTTCAGCGGATCTACTTGCAACCTTCTCTCTGAGCTTTCTGGGCAAGGATTTTTTATTGATAACTGCACGGCTCATTGCCTAAAGACAAATGAGTGTTTGCGTGGCGATCTTTTGGTTATTTCTCCTGCCAGTGGATTGCTTGGAACTCCAATTATTGAAGAGACTCTTTTGACCTTGGATCTTATTTTTGAGCCAAGAATTTTTGCTGGCCAATTTGTAGATGTTCAAAGTTTTACGGATCAGAAGATGAATGGCCCTTGGAAGGTGACAGGCATTAAGCATCGTGGAATGATTTCTAGTGCCATTTGCGGAGATTTAATTACGTCACTTCAACTTTCCAAGGGGGATGGGGTTTTGGAGATTATCGAATGACGGCGCCAAATATTAATCAAAACATTCTTCCCTCAGACCCTCAACTAAAAGACGTTTTGGATTTATTCAAAAGAGACGTAATGCTTTCTTTGAATTGCCATCACATAGGAACGATTGAGTCATTCGATGCGGATCGACAGCTTGCGAGAGTTTCTATTAATTATAAAAAGACATTCGTTGAGAATCGGTCCGTAAACTCTTTCAAACAAAAAGCCTTGTCCTATCCGATAGCCATAGATTGCCCTGTGGTTATTCTCGGTGGCGGAGTGGCAAACCTCACGATGCCCATTAAAAAGGGAGACGAGTGTTTACTTCTTTTCAACGATCGAGACATGGATAACTGGTGGAGTGGAAGCAACAATGGAGAGGTGGCATCGCCTAGACTTCATTCTTTTGCCGATGCCATTGCCTTGGTAGGGATTAGATCTTTGGGGAAAAAGCTGGCCGACTATGATTTGGAACGAGCTGTTTTAAGAGCGAATACTGGCGCGATTGGGGTTCGTCTCGATAATGGAAAAATTTTAATATGTAACGATTATCCTGACTGCATCGAGACTTTAAACTCTCTTTTGCAAGAGCTCATTACGGCAATAAAGGCGATCACGCACCCGTATCAACTGGGGGATGGAGTAAATCCTGGGGGGCTTACTCAAAACACTTCTACGCCCAATAATGCGTCGACATTTACGGATATCGCAAATCGATTGGGAGACGTGCTCGAATGATTGTTAGGGCTATAGACTCAAATGGAGACTGGACTTTCGGTCGCGGGCTGAATGATTATCGATCCAATCAGGCTGCGGTCGTTCAAAATATCGACACACGTTTGAAGTGTTTTTTAGGGGATTGTTTTTTTGATCAGGGAGCTGGAATTAATTGGATTGGGTTTTTAGGATCGAAAGATCGTGTCGGCTTAAATCTATCGATTGCTGCCACTATTTTAAACACTCGAGAGGTGCTTAGCATGATTCAACTTTTTGAAAGCTTAAGCTCTGGTCGAGTTTTTGCGGTTTCCTACAATGTGTCCACTGCTTATGGCGTGGTTCAAGCTCAAACAGCGATTACGGCTGGGGCTGGGGTCTAAGGGGATAAAATGCCAAACAGTATTACAGCGACAGGATTAACAACTGCGACGGCGACAGAGCTTAGAACTTTTTACACCGCCGTTATGCAAAGAATTTACGGACCAGACATCAATTTGGAGTCCGATACTCCTGACGGCCAACTTCTAAATATTTTTATTCAATCTGTCTTGGACGTCCAAGACATGGTGGTTCAATATTATAATAGTTTTGATCCAGACAATGCGGTTGGCGTGGTCCTTGATCAAAGGGTTGCAATCAACGGAATTGAGCGCCAGGGCGGGACTTATACTACGACCGACGTAACGATTGTCACCGATCAGGCATTAAACCTTTATGGTTTAGATCAAGACGAGGAAGACGTTTACACTGTTCAAGATGAGGCAGGAAATAAATGGCTTTTAATCACATCCCAATTGGGAGTTCTTTCTGGCACTCACGTTTATGAATTTAGAGCTGAAAATCCTGGGCAAGTTTTAACGGTTCCGAATACCATAACCATTCCGGTTTCAATCGTGTTGGGGGTGGTTTCGATCAACAATCCAACCACTTATTCCACACTTGGAATTAACGAAGAATCGGATTTCCTTTTAAAAATCAGAAGACGCCAATCTGTTTCTCTTAGGAGTCAGGGGTATTTGCAGGGACTTCTAGCAGCTCTTTTAAATATTAATGGAATTACTTCGGCTTATATTTACGAGAATACAACAGACGGACCTGATGGAGATGGAATTCCTGGGCATTCTATTTGGGTGATTGTTGCTGGGACTCCAGCACCTGCCCTTGGCTTGGCCTACAATGCGTCGACTGTTTATAAGTATGGAGACATCGCAAGTTCGTCAGGAATTAATTATATTTCCGTTCAAAACAACAACGTTGGCAATTCTGTTTCAGACGACGATTATTGGAGGATTTACAATCCAGTAGCTGAGGCTATCTATAATTATAGAAATGCTGGATGCGGCATGTTTCAAAGCGGTGAGCCAGGCGCTCAGTCGTATGTTGTTACTCAAATAGACGGAACTCTTTTTACGATTTATTGGGATGATGTAGTTACACTAGATTTATTTATTAAATTTACTGCAAGCTCTTTGAACGGCATAAATCCTCCTGACATTGCGAGCATAAAAACTTATTTGGTTTCAAATTTTGTTCCAGGTGTTTACGAGGAAGTGAACATTAACGGACTTGCTACCGAAGTTCAAATTGCAGACGAAAATACTCTTGTAACCAATTCAGGATTTAGTACATCGGCCGGTGGTTCTTACACGAACACTTTACAGCCCACGACGAAGAACCGTCAGTTTTTGGTAGAATCGGATAACGTCATTGTCCTTCCCATGATCGCAAGTTGCCCAGGAGGTGTTCAGGTGATTGTGGCCGGACTTGTGACGGATACAACGGTAAGTATCGCCGATTTGGATACATTGCAATTCACTCCCTTGGGTGGATTTGGTCCTTACACTTACTCGGTTGATTCTGGTCCTGGCTCTATTAGTGTTGGCGGACTTTATACTGCCGCCGGCGCCGGAACGGCAGTCATTGAAATTGAAGATGATTTAGGAAATATCGGAACGGCAACGATAACGGTGGTTTGATGTCGATATTAGAAACGATTCAATATTATCAAAATCTACTGATTAAGCAGTATCGAGATTTGCCAAAGGCCTCAGGAATGGTTGGTGGAATTGTTACGCCAGCCCTTCTTGGATCCGCTGATCAACAGGAGTTAAAGTTTTCATTCGCACCGACCGGAGGAACTTTCAAGCTTTCCTATGATGGAATAGAAACAGCCTCGATCGCTTGGAATGCAGATGCCGTAACGATTGAGTCCACCTTACAGGCCATTTTAGTAGCGCCTTTGGTGGTGGAAGTGTCTGGATCTATCGACGACACGCTTCTTTTTACTTTTACTGATTACGACTCCAGTCTTTTTCTTTTGTCGGTTTCTACGAATGCCCTTACAAATAGCCCTATCCCAGTGATTGCTTCAGTTGGGACCCAGCTGCCTCAGGCCATTGGGAATGCTTTTAATTTAATTGGATCCGATACGGCGGTCGGAGTGCAGCTTGACACGCTTGGAAAATATGCCGGCGTTTCTCGATATGGCTATGGATTCAACGGCCCCGTTACTTTAGACGATACTGATTTTTTAGTTCTTATTAAATTAGCAATTGTTCGAAACAGTGCCGGCAGTTCATTGGCTGAAATCCAAAGATATATTCATCAGTTTTTCCCAGGAGAAATTTACGTCTTCGATTATCAAAACATGAACATGAGCTATTTGATTTTGGATACGATTGGAAGCCAGAATCTTTTGGAAATGTTTGTAACGACCGGACTTCTTCCAAAGCCAATGGGCGTGGGGCTTTCTGTGATTGTTACCCCAGTCATTGATCAATTTTTTGGATTTATTACTTACGACGAGACGGTAAATCCTCTTGCAACACCGTTTAACGATTACGATGATTACAATACAGACTGGGTTTGGGTTAGTTACGACGACGCAGTAATTCAGCCTTGAAAGGAAATTTATGGCTAAACTAGGTAGATATTTACAAAAACTTTTTGGATCAACGGCTGGAACAAATCAAATGTCAGAGTTTGGAAGCTTAGCTTCTGGAACTCCTGCGAGATTTTCTGGAACTACTATTACACCCGACGACATTCAAGCTCTTTCTAATTACTTGGGCGGATGGAGGGCAGCACAAGTTGGCGCAGGAAACCCGGCCATAGAAGACATGAACTCTCTTTGTTATTTATTTGCGTATCAACTTGCTTACTTAATGGAAAACGGAGTTCCTGAGTGGAATGCCGAAACCACATACTACATCGGAAGTTTGGTAAGTGTTGGTGGAACTCTTTACAAATCACTCGCCAACAATAATTTAAACAACGCTGTAACCGATGGAACAAAATGGACATCTACAGATACTCAAATGACCGCGTTTGCGACGGCTAATTTTACTGAAAAACCAGTAGCTGAATCGAATCATTTATACGGAGTTGCCCACGGACTTAATCGATTTGTAGCTGTTTCTATTGATGGAACCAATCGTGTTCAATATTCCCTCGATGGAGGGCTTACCTGGACGACCGCATCAGCGGCTGCAGCAAATGAGTGGACTAGTATTTGTTATGGAAACAGTCTTTTTGTGGCCGTTGCACAAACAGGGTCTGGCGTTACTAATAGAGTCATGACATCTCCCCAGGGCATAACCTGGACCGGAAGAAACGCATCAGAAGCAAATTCATGGCAATCCGTAGATTATGGGGCTGGAGTTTATTGCGCTGTTGCAAGCGATGGCACGAATAGAGTCATGACTTCTACGGATGGAACTACTTGGACCAATCGAAGCGCTGCCCATGGAACCGTTTCATGGTTCAAAGTAAGATTCGCAAATAATATTTTTGTAGCGGTTGGTTATGGTGGTGGCGGAGTTCCAATTATGACCTCTCCAGACGGAATTACGTGGACAACAAGATCAGGGCTTAGTGGCACGTTCGAGTGGAAAGGAATTGCCTATGGAAATGGTATTTGGGTTGCCTGTAGAGGCTCTTCGGACAGTTCAAATTCGGTAGGAATCTCCTTAGATAATGGAGTTACTTGGACGGAGCAAAGTATAGCTGATGGTCCAGCAAGTGGATTCAACAGCATTGTGTTTGGAGGCGGCCTTTTTGTTGCATTTAGTTCTGTCGGAATTTGGACTTCTCCTGACGCTGTATCTTGGACACGAAGAAACGTAGGAGCTTTTGCGGCAGTCACGAGAGATTCTGTTTTTGGACAGAATATTTTTGTAGGCGTTTCTGACGGAGAAATTATTTCAAGCCTAGCAATTCCATAAAAAGCCTGAGAGCCGGTGGAGGGGAAGGCCCCACGGTTACCCTAGTTATCAATAAGGCCTTTCGGTGGTTCGAATCCATCCTCTCGGAGAAAAGCGGGGGTAGGCTTAAGCACCTTGGTGTAGAGGCAAACCGGATGATGTTGAGTTTACGGGCTAGATACCCGTAGGCGATAATCTCAATTGCTGGTTCGATTCCGGCCCCCCGCATCATTTTTACCATTTAATAATTAGTGGCTTTTTGCGCACTTCCTTTAAAATTAAAGAATGTCAGAAGCCTGGTTAAACGGTCTTTTAGGATTAAACGCGGTGCTTTTTATTTTCCTTTTGGAGCGTGTATTTAATCTTACATCAAAAATAGGCAGCGTTAAAACCGACCTGACCAAAGATTTTCAAACTCACAAGGAAGCTGTAAATGGAATTTTTGAAAAACAAATTACTGAAGGTATTCTCGCGCATAAAAGAGTGGATCAACTCGACCGCATCGTTAGCGCAGTTACCGACGACGAAATTGGAAGCACAAAAAATATTGCCAACGGATCCGAGCGCTTCCCCGAAACCACAAGAATTAGAAGACTCGTCAAAAATGTCACGGCCTGAGGTTTTTCTTTACCCTTATTCAGAGTTAGATTCTCGATTGGTGGCAGCTTGTGAGACGTTCGGAGCGCAGCTCATGCTGACATTTAGTATAGACCAAACTAAGCTCTTACTCGCACTGGCAGGGGTGGAATCCTCGTTTGCCAGAGACAACAAGCCAAGATTTGAAAAAGCTTATGCGCCAGGTGGACGGTATCACCGGAATTCTCCTCAACTACAAGACGAGCACAAAAAATGGGGTGATGATGCTTCGTGCTCTTGGGGGCCTTGGCAAATTCTACATATTGTTGCCGTTGAACACGGATATCGTGGACCTCCCGCCGGACTCGCTGATCCAAAGGTTTCAATTCATTATGTAGTAAAGCATTTAAACAAATTTAGTAGAAATGGGGCTAACAGTTTAGAGCGACTTTTGGACTGTTACAACACCGGCAATTATTACGATAAGAATTTTCCCTATAAATACGTAGGGAAGTGGTGGAAAATGTACAATAATCTGATCGAAGATCGGATTTCTTAATACTTTAGGAGGGGAAAAAATGGATCTAGTAGATGGAAAAGCGGGCCCGGTGGACTATGATTTGGAGTTGGTCGGTGCTAATCTTAAGTTAGTGGTCGGCTCTCAAGCTGAGGGGGTTTCTGCCTCTTTAGTTGTCTTGGTTGAGCCCGGTCATTTCTTGGACAAGCTTAAGGCTTTGATTCCAGGAAAAATAGACGATGCAGTAATTGACGTTTTGAAGGCGGCGTTCCTTTCCAAAGAGGAGTCGAAGTCCGAAGAACCAAAGGCTTGATTGAATATCGTTTTTAAAAAATTGGCGGAGTGGGTGGTCGTTCCTTTGGCCGTTCTTTTTTTTGAGAAAATTGTGGGTTCAATCCGCAGTTATATTGCTCTTAAGAAAGCGGAAAAAGAGACTGACCAGTCCACTCAGGCAATCGTTGACAAAATCGATGCGGCCACCTCTTCTGATCAGAAGAAAGAGGCGGTTGAAGATGCGATTAAAAAGTTTTAGTTTCTTAATTCTAGGCGCCGCTCTTGTCGGATGCGCGCCAAAAAATCCTGTATACGACAAACCCATTCTCGTTTTGTGTGGGATAGACGTTTCTTCTAAAGTTGGAAACTGCGGAAAGACCGGCCAAGGAACTGCGACCGCGACTGAAAAAATTCCTTTAGAAAAAATGGATAAGTTTTTTGCCATGAGCCCTAAGGACTGGGCGCTCGTTCAAAACCAAATGGATAAGATGGCTATTTACATTCAGTATTTGGAAAAGAAACTAAAGGATTCATAGAGTCGTCAAAGACTGGCGTATTGTTTTTTATAAATTCTTCTACCAAACCAACAAGCCATTCTGAGTCGTGGACCAAAGAAAGAATTTCTGGATCGGCGGTTAGCGCTAGTGATTTTTGTCGTCTTCGAATGTTATCGAGTCGAGCGTTGACCTCTTTGCGTTTTGATTCGTAATCCATCGGTAGATCCATTGAAGTTCCCTTTCTATACCTTTTACCGCGAACCGATGTCTGGGCTCAGTAAGATTTTTAAAAGCATCTAAATGTCCTTCAATTCTGGAGGTAGTGTCCGAAAGTATCACTAACGAAATTAAGTCTTGGAAGGCTTTAGCGTGTACGACGGAACCAGCTTCAAAAGCTTTGCCAACTTCTTGTTGAAATTCTCTTTGATCGCTTTCTTGTCCAAGGCAACCGTTGTTTTCACCGTGAGAAATTCCTTTGGTATTTTTGAAAAATCCATCTCCGCTATCCATTCGACTGATTCCCCGCTTTCATAGACTAAGTATGAATGCTTTTTGCCTTCTATTTTCTTGAGCTTCGCAGCAAGCATTGTATTTTTTATGGAATCCATAATGCGATCTTTTCTGTCGCTAAGGAGTTTCGCTCGCTCTGCCCAATCTTTTGCTTCTGTTTTCGCGGAGTTAATTTTTTCATCAAGGAGTCGAATGAACTCGTGAACTTCGTCGGTGCGTCGCTCTAGATTTTCACGATTTAATTCGAACTCAGGAGTAATGACGCCTTCACTGGCCAGCACTTGATCCAAAAGATTTGCTTCTTGGTGAATGGCTTCGCGCAGCTTGTCTTCACGGATTTTAAGTTCAGGCGTCATATTTACATAATCTTAGAACGGCACGTCACTGTTGTCTGGCGCCGGTGGAAGGTCTTTCTTAATGGCCAGAATATCGCCGTTAAGGCCTGCTAGAGCGAGGAGTGCGGCGGCCGCGTCCGTTTGTTCCATTTTACCCTTGATCGCGCTCTCGCCGGGTAAATTGATCCAATCGACGCGCTTTCTAATTTTACCATCTTGGTCGGCTTTTTCTGAAACCACGATATCGTACTCTTGGGCATGATTGAGGGCTCCACCTGGAATTCCCAAAGCAATGGGAGCCATATCTTCGACCTTAGACCCGGTCCAGCCCATTTTCATAAGTGCTTTAATAGTGAAGGGCCGAGACTTTTCCTTTAGGGATCCGTACCAAACGAACGTGCCCGCTTCTTTTGTATCAAATTTCACAACAAACTGAGGGGCGCCCCCTTGAGTCATGGACATTCCGTATTCGCTAATTTTGGCTAGCATTCTCTTTTTCCTCCATTTTTGGTTTCGCTAAAACTGTCGCACGATTCAATCCCAACACGAGCTGATCGACCTTGGTTTTATTTGTTTCGATAAAATCTTGAATAGCCTTTACTTTGTCAGCCTCAATGAATTGAAACAGAGCATTAATTTCTTTAATGATTTGTTCCGGGGTTTCACTAGCACCCTTTTGGTAAGCTTCCCAAAAGTCTGTAAAAGAAAGGGGCATTTGATCGGGCATTCGAAAGCGATTCTTCCCTTCAAACCCAGGCCCTCCTTTTGTAAAAAGAAGCCGCTCTTCGCCAACGACCTTGGCTTTTTTGTTTTTTTCTAATTTCAAAATCGGAGTCTTTTGAGCAAAGAGAATCATGTCGACCTTCGCTCGAATGAGTGCGGCCGGATGCTTATTAATTTTAATTTGAAATTTGTCGTAAGCAGTAATTTGAGTCGGATCGTTAATGGTTTTGGCTTCCGTGTGACAAATGAGTAAAACGTTTTTAGTCACTCGCATTCGTTCCCAAACTTCCATGAGTTGTTCCCATTTTTTGAGAGCGACAACATAACCCTTGCCATAGCCAGGGTCTTCGATGGAAAGCCATCCGCTATCGGTACAAACCTGCTTCCAAATCATCCCTTCCAAAATGTCGAGGGTGTCGTAAATAATTGATTCATAAGGTGACTCTAAAAGTTCTTTTGAAATTTGTAGAACTTCGTTGAAATCCGTAGGGCTGAATCGCTCTACGTTTAAACGCTTAGAGCCTTTTTCAATATCCACGAAATACGCCTTTGGAAACTGAGAGCCAAAGGTACTCTTTCCGCATCCAGGCTCACCGAAAATCGCCGCAAACAAAGGTTGTGACACAATTCCTTTCTCAGTTTTCTTTAGTAGGCTCATTAACGGACTCCTTAATTGCTTGGAATTTTATACTCCAAAGATCTGTTTCTATTTCAAAGTGGCCAACACCACTACTCCGCATTAAATCTCCAAAATGAATAAAAGCTTCAGATATTATTTGAGCTTTTGGAGAAATTTCTTGTTCGCCACAAGCCTCTTTTAGGGTTTGGCCATCTCTCCGATCAATTATAATTTTCTCTGTTTTATTCATCGCTTTATTTCTCCAATTTCTTAATTGCCATCATGACCAGCGCATTTTTAAGCCTTGGAATTTTTCCCTGTTGAAGCCACTTGTCTATGGTCGTAGTGCTTGCAATTCCTATTTTTGCGGCGAGCTTGCTTTTCGCGTAGGGGTCTATTTCTACTAGCTTTTTCAATCTCTTAATTGTCGGTTCCACCGTCATTTGCAAAAAACTAGATTATGCGATAGATCGATGGCAAGAAATATCGTGAATTTAATAAAATAAGTAGCCTTCAATTTGTCTGACATTTAAAAGTATCTTAGGAGAGCTTTTAAATGCACAAGGTGATTGCGATTATTTCAGAAGATCAGGCAATGGGTGAAATTATTCGAAGATACCAAGCGGGTATGGAATCTTTAGAAGATAGAAAAAGATTTATTTCAAAGCAGATTAAAGATGTTGATACAGCCAAAAGAAAAATCGACGAGGAAGCGGTGAGTTCGATTGTTCACAGGTTGGGTGCTATGGGAAAAATGCCTAAAGATTGGAATATAAACCAAGATCAAATTCATATTGATACCGCACGCGACTGCGTTTTGTGGCATCGATGCGATAAAGAGTGTCGGGAACATCCGGGCCTGATGCAAATCATCCAACAAATCATTCCGCCCCCGGATGCGGACTAAAGGACTTTTATGGCCACTCAAAAAGAACTTATCCCTCTTGTAAATAAGATGCGATCACAAGGAAAATCAGGACAAGAAATAGCCGAAGAATTGAACGGACAGGGAATGAAAAGCCCGTCTGGCAAAAAATTCAAAGCCAACACGATCTATACCTTAGTGTCTGTCGGAAAAAGAACTGGTTATTCCAAGAAGAAAAATCGCATGATTGAAATTCCGGTTGAAGAGGGCTCGGCTCATGGCGGAAAGATTATTGCCGTGATTGCGAACCTTGATGATGTTCAAAAGCTAATCAAAGGGTGGATATCATGATTGATAAGTTTGACTTTTTTAAAGCGGCTGAGTCCGTGGCCCATAGGACCAAAGTTACTAAAGTCATTCGATACTTTCCGGGCACAGACCTGAGATGCATGCACGATGGTTTACGAAAAATAGCCCAAGAGCATGGCATTGACCCTTGGAATTTAAAACCTGGCGAGTTTCTTGTGTTTTGCAATGCAAGCCGCACAATGCTTAAAATCTACGCGCCTGGAAATACGATCGCTTGCACGAAATCTCCAGACGGCCGTCGACTTGATTTAAATGTAATAAAATACATTCCACGTTTTTTTAATGGATCGGAGTTCGATTACAATCGAGCGCTGAAAGAAGTTTTACAAAAAAAGGTGGCGGCATGACCCCCGAGATGAAAGCCAAGCTTGAGAGAATGAGATGAAACGCGTCTGGAAAACAAAAGACGGCACTAAGCTTTTAATTTCGCAAATGGATAATGATCATCTTTTAAATGCGATTAACTTTTGTGAAAAACGAGCCAAGGCGCAACAATGCGAGTTGGTTGATTTTTATGCGACGACTGACGGTCCTAATGGCGAAATGGCTCAGATGGCTTTTGAGCAAGAGCAGAATCAAATTTTCAACTCTCATTGGACTGAGTTTTTGCCAGATGAATATGATTCACTGGTTTATTGGGCTAAAAAAAGAGGGTTAATCCCTGAGGAGTTTCCATTTTGAACCAAGCTGTAATTTATCCTTTTCGTCCTTCGCTTCAAATTGCAAAGCATACACCGTTTGTAATGATCGATAATTTCTTTAGCAAATCAGAGTGTGGAAAAATTGTGGGGCTCATGGGGAATCAGGGCCATCGGGCGATGATCGAAGGAAATGGAAATGCAAGAGAGAATCCAGAAGTACGTGGTACGACGGTATTTGGAGTTGAGCCGGATAAATCTACCTCCTGGATTTTTGAACGACTTAACGATGTCACAGTTAAGGCCAACTTTGATCTATGGGGATTCGACCTCTTTGGTTTTTGCGAAGGCATACAAATCTCGAAATACAATGTGGGTGATCACTACGATTGGCACATGGACATTGGGGGCGGTGTTCTCTCTCAACGAAAGCTCAGCATTGTTGCTCAACTTACAGACGAAAAAGAATACGTGGGGGGTGAGCTCGAGTTTTTTGGGCTCGGTGATGCTCAGAAGCAAATTGGTACTCTTATTTTATTTCCAAGCTATATGCAGCATCGTGTTCGGCCTGTTACCGAAGGGCAAAGGCATTCGTTAGTCGCATGGATTTCAGGAAATCCGTATAAATAGTTTTATGAACACGTTCACAATCAAATTCGATCTAAAAGATCCTGATGTTGGGATTAAGCTGTTTCAAGAAGCATACAAGGTTTTTTTAACCTATGAGCACACAACCTCTCAGAAAACTTTATGGCGAGAGCAAAAGAAAATTTACGATGAAATTTTAAACTCGAGCGATCCAAAGCACGCTTACGAAGAATTTCGAAAGCTGGATAAAACCACTCACCAACTGGCCTCAGAAAGGTTGCTTAAACGTCAATGAACTGGTTCACGTCCGACACTCATTTCTATCATAAGAATGTAATTGAATATTGCAATCGTCCTTTTGCGACCGTCGAAGAGATGAACGAGAAATTAATTGAGCGTTGGAATCTTTGCGTAAAGCCCGACGATACGATTTACCACTTAGGCGATTTCATTTTTGCTGGAAGGAATAAGCTTCGTCCCATTTTGGATCGATTAAATGGCCAAATCATTTTGGTGCAAGGAAACCACGATCACTCGGATCACGTAAGACTTTTTAAAAAAGTGATTCCAAGTCTTGGAATAGAAATCGCCCAGCGAAATGTGAATCTTTCCCACTACCCGTATTGGTATGACCCGCTTGAACAATTAGATGGCGGAGGGCGTTATAAAGAGCGGCGCTTAATCGACAATGGAGAGTGGTTGTTGCATGGACACGTTCATCATCATTGGAAGTTTAAAGCGAGAATGATTAATGTAGGGGTAGATGTCTGGAATTACGCCCCCGTCGCAGAATCCGAAATTGCCCGAATTATCAAGGCTGGTCCCAATCAATTGGTCAATCCTTCGTGAGCGTGTGGGCACTTGTTTAAAGTGTGACCATAAACAAGCTTTCAAAAACTGGACTCAAGTCGGATATCCGTTTCCGGCGCTAAGTTGCCCACAATGTTTTACTGAATTGAATTTGGTTGGTGCGGTGAAAGATTATTTCAGAGAGAAAAAATGAGTCCGACTTGCACGAACCCCTGGAACCTTAACCCTGATTGAAGCAAATCCATTTGCCCATTAAACACCCCAAGGCTGGCGACAGCGTCTTATCCAATTACAACACTATAGAAAACGCGGACGTCTCCGGCTGGACTTTCTTAAGTATTTAGAGTGCAAATTATTTTTAAGTTTGTAAATATTTATTTGCTGCGGCGGCGTGGATGGACACGCAATGAATGAATCCCAATTCCATATTTGCCAGTGTTGGGCCTAGGCAAAAAGCCGGTATCAAGCCCGGCCCGCAGCTAATCATTGAACTAATTTTCATTATGTGTTTATTGGTTGCCATGGATTTAATCATGAAATTAGTAGACGGGTTTTTGTTTGGGGCTGGTTTTTGTGGTGCGGTGCTTGTGTTCAAGCTTTGCGGCGCTCCTGTTTTTTAAGCCATGAGCTTTGATTTCGACGACGATGAAAAAGAATCGAGCGATGTCCTAACGCATTGTGAAGTGTGCGGAGGCAAGCTAAAGAGCTATCGCGATGATCATGTAGCCAAAAAATGTTGGTGCGATGATTTTATTGAAGAGCCGTCGGAGCCCATAGGAGATTTTGAGTGACCCAGCCAGAACTAACCAATCCTACTGACCGCCCTTATTTTGGTCTCGATGCTATCGTGCGAGAGGTTTTTGACGAAGCATTCAATGCTTCAAATAAATTTCCAAAATTTGCGTCTGAGCACGAAGGCTATGCTGTTTTAGCCGAAGAGGTCGACGAGCTTTGGGATGCTATAAAACTCAATCAGAAAGATCCAGAACGCCTCCAGATGATTCGAAAAGAAGCAATTCAAGTTGCGGCCATGGCTGTTCGTCTAGTGCACGACCGCTGTAGAAATCGAGTGCCGTGAGTTTATTAAAGAGATTTTGCTTTTGGATTTTGAGAGACGAAATTAACACATTTCAATGGAAGATTGTTTGTTTGAGAAACTGCCTAGAAGACTATGCGAAAGATGTTTATCAAACGAAGTCCGGCGAGGCGGCGAGAGAATGTTTGCTGAGGACGGATTGCTAATATGACCAAAGACGAGCTCTTAAAAAAACTGGAAGAGTGGGGTGGGGACGCTCACGACAACAATTCTTATGCGGAGACGGAGCTTAATAAGCTTCCCAAGAATATAGCCATTCATCAATCCATTGTGATGAGCAAGCGAGTCAAAGAACTCATCGCCATGCTCCGAGAGAGCTTAGAGATTATTGAGCGGAAGAATTTCGTCTTAATAGATATTGGCGACGAGTGCCTAGGGTCTACCGAGGAGTGGGCACAGAAAGCTTATCTTAAATCAAGAAGCGCCATAGCCATCACCCCCAGCTTCTTGCGGGAAGAAAAGTGTGACCATGCACTCAAAACAAATCAGGGGTGTATGGAATGCGACGTTGATGAGGATGAAGATGATTGGAGATGGAAATAATGAACAAGGAATTAGCATTCCCATTTGCTTGGCATCCCGAAATGGGATGGTGTCCTAACGAAACCCCAGTGGGATTAACTAAACGAGAGTTGTTTGCCGCAATGGCAATGCAAGGGCTTAGAGCAGGGAACACAAGAGTTAGACCTGTTGGAAAAGACTACATGGAGTTTTTGCACTCTAGAGAAATCGCTGAACAGGCGGTTGAGGATGCGGACGCTTTGATTGCTCGATTAAAGGCAACCGAATGACCCTCGCCGAACTCACAGCGCTCTTGGATCGATTGGAGACTTTGGAGAAGGAGGCGACTCCAGGTGATTGGATATCTCGAGAATACGGAATGGGAGTTGATCGAGACATCACTATCACGACGGCTTGGGGCGGCAAATTGTTTCGGTCTACAAGCTATGGAAAAATGGACGAAGATGCGGATCTGATCATCGGTCAGAAGAGCGCCATCCCCATTCTCATCTCTACTCTCCGACGGGCCATGGAGGTGATTCTGGAGAAGGATGAGGCCCTGTCAGCGGCCCTACATCGGATCGAGAATGGATCTTTTCACATGATGGACACCAGTGGAGTTCGAGAAGCCCTAGCCCTGAAACTTTTTGAGGAGGAAAAATGAGAAATAAAAAAGATCCAGACCCAAACATCGTAATCGATACGCCAGAACCAATGGACCCAGAAATTTTAGAGCGTCACATTGCGGAACTTGCCGAAGGATTTAAAGTATTGGATCGCTCTGGGCTCAAAAGAAAAACAATAATTCTACTTTTACACGATGCGACCAAGGTTCCAAAGCGAGACATTGAGCGCATTTTGAATGCAGCCCCTCGTCTTAAGGAGTTGTATTGCAAATGACCCTCTCAAATGACAGCTTAACCTCAATTGGCATAGGCACGCCCGATAATTCTCCGATCACAGATTATCGGGCTTATATGCCTATGGACCAATACCGATCGCTCCATGAAAAATACGAAAAGGCAGTTCTAGCCCTTAAGTTCTATGCGACGGAATTTCCAGCTCCTATTGGAACCCGCGCCCGCATAACACTATCTGAATTAAGCGGAAATAAACCTTCCATATAAATTCAAGTCTTTTTCATGACTTATCTGGGGGGTTCCATAATTATTATTAATATAATAATATGATCATATAGGAGACGCTTATATGAAATTAACCCAAGACGAAGTGGACTTTATGATTCGAAAAAGAAACCTGCTTGAGCAACTTAAAAAGACGGGCCAAGAGCACCTTTTTGATCTGCTAGAGCAAGAGGAGTTGGCTGGTCAACTTGATCGGGCCGGACATTTTGATTCCGCCGATCGAGTACGAGCTGCGAACGACCTTTTTGATGCCTGCATTGGAAAGAAAAAATGAAAAACAAAAAAAGACCAGGGAGGCCAAAAAAAAATGAAAACGAAAAACGAAGAAACATCTATGGAACCGTCGCCCCAGAAACCTACAACCACCTCCGTAAATGCAAATCCGTCGGAGCCGAAATTGATCGACTTTATAACCTTGCTGTCGGAAACAAAAAAAGATGGGCCGATTGATTTCATTTCTTTTTTCACTCCCGAAAGAACTACAAAAGCTACAAAAGAGCTTATTAACTTCGAATACGCTTTGAAAAAGGATTGATATGAAAAATGTAATATATTTCATTTTGATTTTATCGATTCAGGCCTGTGGAGGCTCCAGTGCGATTGAAAGTACGGCAACAAGCGAAAATGAATATGATCCACCAGAGCTATTAACCCTTTACGATCGCTTCTTAAATGAGGCCGATAGATTTGGAAGAGATTCGTCCGAGTTTCGTGAGGTCTCTTTTTATTTTACCAACATGGGAAAGGTTCATTCGGATAATGGCGGTTTTGTAGTCGGTAAATGCGATTATGATCTTCAAGAAGTAGCCATCGACCGCACTTGGTTTAAGCACGCCTCCGACGTTAGTCGTGAAATTTTAGTGTTTCACGAGCTTGGACACTGCGTTATGCAACTCCACCACAGCCATGAGTTGGATAGCATTATGAATCCTAATGTGGACTATATTTCCAGAAATTACTTGGATAGTCGTGACGATTATTTGCAAGAATTTTTCTCTCGCTATCGATAAGTTTATTGCTACTAATTCTTTTTTATTGCATAAAAAATGCCCGTGGACGATAAGTTTTTAAATCCAGACGAAGCGCTTAAAGTCCTTAGCGGAATAGAAACGGTAACCATTCACTTGCCCCCGCCCGATATTGTAGAGGTGAACATAGAAATTATGAAAAAAACTGGCCGCCCCAAAGAATCCGAAGCTTTCCAGTGGATTTTAGACAAAGGCCTTTCTAATTCTTACGCTTACATGAGCGACAACTGGGGTTCTTATTTAACTGCCGAACGATTTAAACAATATGCGATTGAAAAGAGGCTTTCGAAGTAATGCAAACGGATAGTCATTGGGCGAAATGCGACTGGTGTGGTTCGGGGGCAAATATTAGTTATTTCACGGTCATTAGATGTTTAAATGTAGAAACAAAAATTGAACACGAACTCCATCGATGCAAGCCCTGCGGCCGAAAAGAAAATCGTAGAGCCGATGAAAGGCTAAGGACTCTTGCTAAGAGACTATCAACAAAAGGCGATTGATGAAATCAGAGCGCATTTCTCAGCGGGGAGAAAAAAAGGTATCCTTCACCTCGATACTGGGGCCGGAAAAACCGTCATATTTTCTAACATGCTCAAGGCAGCTTTGGCTCGTCAAAGGCGCAGTGTCATGGCTGTTCGCGGTCGAATGCTTGTGGAGCAAGCCTCTCAACGTTTATTTCGGGAAGACACTGATCACGGTGTGTATATGGCGGGGCACTGGCGTTTTAGGCCTAATCGACAAGTACAAATCGCCTCCATCGATACCTTGCGTTCTCGTTCACTTTTTCCACCTGCGGATTTCATTGTGGTGGACGAAGCCGACCAATCAACTTCAAAGAGCTTTCTCAACTTCATAAATGCTTACCCCAACGCTTACATACTCGGAGTTACTGCAACACCCTATGATAAAGGCGGCCTTGCTCACCTTGGCGATTTTGTCGTGCGTCCCATTACCTTTCAGGGTTTGGTGGATCTTGGCTTTTTGGTCGCACCGAAATATTATGCCCCAGAAAATTACGACTTTTCTAAAATCAAAATAGCGCGCGGCGATTATTCGACTCCGGAACTAAACGACTTTATGAATCGTTCGGTGCTAGTGGGAGATTTGGTTGAGAACTGGAAGGCCTTAGGTGAGGGCCGGTCAACTCTTTGTTTTGCAGTGTCCGTTGAACACTCAAAGCACATTGCCGCTCAATTTGCTTCTGCTGGAATCCCAGCCGCACACTGTGATGCAGACACGCCCGAAGCGGTACGCACTCGTTGCATTGAGAAACTTCAATCAGGAGAGATAAAAATTCTGTCCAATGTAGGCCTATTTTGTCGAGGTGTGGATTTGCCATTTCTAGGTGCTATATTATTCGCAAGACCGACCAAAAGCGTAAACCTTTATATCCAACAATGCGGACGCGGCACCAGACCTTTTCCTGGTAAACAAAACTTCTTAATCTTGGATCACGCGGGCAACGTCATGCGCCACGGATTTATCGAGGACGAGAGAGCTGCGATTATTCAACCGATTAAGAATAAAAAAAATGATTCTCTTCCTAGAATTTTTACTTGCGAACATTGCTATGCTGTAGTTCCAAAACTTCCCTGTCCGCAGTGTGGAGCGGCTCCGAGTGTGGAGGCGGTTCGATCTAGGCTTTTAGAAATCGAGCCTGGAGTTTTAAAAGAACTTACCAAACAAAAGATGTTTGCAGAAATCCGACCGATCCAGGTGCAGATGGAAATTGCTCGACTAAAAGAAATTTGTGTTTCAAAAGGCTATAAATTAGGTTGGGTTTATCACCAACTCAAAAACAAGTTCGGAGAGGAAATTGCGAATGAGTATTATGGACGATAAAATTTCATTTGGAAAAACAGAGCTAACAACAGACGGCGATTCCAATACTTATGGATTAATTATTTGGCTTGGGACAAAAAGCGAACAAACAGCTATGAAGCGCGCACGCTTACTTGAAATAAAAATGCACAAAGCGCTTTCTCCACTAAGGAAAAAAAATGAAAAACAAAAAACCAATCGACCCAGACACAACAAAAAATAATCTGGGATTTTTAACTGATCAGTTGAGTCGCATCGATAACATGTCTCAGAATTTCTTGGATTTAGAGTCTTTAACTCCTGGAATGCGGCTTGAATTAAATACCGCATTTCGAGTTTTGAAACGCCAGATTATTTTTGCTCAAACCGAACTTTGGAAAAAATTGATTCGCCCCGATCAAGACGCGCTACTGGATACGCCTATTAAAAACTTTGGTGGTCAGTATGAATTAAGGGTAGAGCCAATTAAGGAGACCTTGGATCATATGTTTAATAGAGTTAAAAAAAATAAAAATAAAAAGAAGCGGACCAAGAGTGCCCGTCCATAACGCAGCCCACGAAAAGTTAGTCGTCGATCTTTTGATCCATCTTAATTCTTTGGAGCTCGGCCGATTCTGGAAAAACCCGCGCGGCGTAGCGATGACAAAAGCCGGTCGAGTCGTGACTTTTGGCGTTCCCGGTCAAGCCGATATTTCAGGGCTACTCATTGGCGGTTACCGATCCGAAATCGAAGCCAAAACTGGAAGCGGAAAACTTGAACCAGACCAAATTAAATTTCAAGAAATGATTCTTAATTGGGGTGGTTTTTATCACGAAGCCCGAGATGTTGTGTCAACTGAAAAGGCCATTCGAGATTATTTACACAATAAAAATCAAGTACCTAACTTTCGCTAGACTCTTTCTCTCTCGAATCCATAAAGTTATTTCAGGTGAGAGAGGTCGAGGAAATTTTTAGTAAGAACGGATTCCATCCTGGATCCATTATTCCCGACGGAAAAATTCACCGCTTCAAAGGAGAAAACGACTCCGGCACTTCGCTTTGGTATGTCGTAAACGAATCCAAAACCGCTAACGGAGACTCCTTTTATTTTGGGGCCATCGGCGACTGGAGGGCTCGAGACCGAGACGTTAAGTTTTCCACTCTCACGTCGGCTCGCTACGAGGACAAAGAAACTCTCGAGAAAAGTTTTAAAAAAGTAGAGCGGCAAGTCGAAAATTCTCAGAAGGAAATCTGGGAAGAGACTGCCAGAATTACGTGGGATTTCTGGCAGAAGCTTCCAACAGAAGGGGGGGTGTGCGAACACCCTTACCTGATGCGAAAGCAGATTAACTCTTACTTTGGTTGCAAAACTCAAATCCATGAAAGAGGCAGAGAGCTTCTAGTCCCTCTCAGAGACGTTCGCGATAAGTTTTGGGGCTACCAAAAAATAAACCCCGAAGGCCAAAAATTCTTTTTTCCAGGAACTAGAAAACTCGGGAATTTTCATTTGATTGGATCTTGGGGTCCAAAGGTTCTCATTTGTGAGGGCTTCGCAACGGGTGCATCCTTGCACATGGCTACGGAGCTTCCGGTCGCCGTTGCATTCGACACCTCTAATCTACTCGAAGTCGCCACACAAATTAAGAGGCACCTTCCCGAAAGTTCCATCATTGTTTGCGGAGACGACGACGTTTTTACGCCAGAAGAAAAAGGCGGAAACGTCGGCCGTAAAAAAGCCGAAGAGGTTGCAAAAGCTGTTTTAGGTCAGGCGGTTTTTCCAAAATTCGAATCTCTCGATCAAAAACCAACGGACTTCAATGATCTTCATTGCTTGGAAGGTTTGGACGCCGTCAAAAAGCAAATTGATCCGACTGAAGGCATTCAGGTTTTTATTAAACCTTTGGGTACACGAGCAGGCTCAAAGTTTATGTATACGAGCTCGCACAATAAAAATATTTGCGTTCTCGATTCTCACTCTGAGTCCGAACTTTTGAAGCTTTTACCTTTAATTGAGTATTGGCGAATGCGATACCCGACTTCAAAAAATGGAGTCGACTGGCAACTCGCTCGCGCCTCACTCATGGAAGAGTGTTTGCAAGCGGGCGTTTTTCAAGAAGAAAAAATTAGAGGCTCCGGCGTGTGGCTGGACGAGGGGCGGATCGTTCTTCACTTAGGAGACCGCCTAATCGTAAATGGTTCGGTCGCCGACATTGCTTTTTTCAAAAGCCAATACCATTACGAATTGGACGTTGGGTTTTCGAATATTCATAAAAAACCCCTTTCGGTCGAAGAGTGCGCCTCTCTTCGTTATGTGGTCGGAATGTTTAATTATACGAATGTGCACCAAATGCTTTTTTTAGGCGGCTGGATTGCCTTGGCTTCGATTTGCGGGGCTTTACCTTGGCGCCCTCACCTTTGGTTAACGGGGGAAGCCGGCTCTGGTAAAACGACCATTAAGGATTTCATCGATCAGATTTTGGATTGGGGATTCAAACGCGTGTCGGTTACGGGCGGCACGACAGAGGCCGGAATCAGGCAGAGGCTCAGAGCCTCTGCCCTTCCGGTCATTTTCGATGAATTTGAACCCGAAGGTAAAAAGAATATCGAGCGGGTTTTAGATACTTTGGATCTAATGCGCCAGGCCTCGTCCCTTCAAAAGGGTGAGATTATAAAAGGAACTCAGGACCAGCGCGGGGCTGCTTATCAGGTTTCGTTCATGGCACTTGTTTCTTCCATTAAAACCTCACTTTTGACTGAAGCCGATCGGTCTCGTTTTACAGTCGTTGAGTTGGAATCTGGTAAAAGCACCTTAGAGCAATGGAAAGAGATTCAAGCGGCCATGAATCGAATCGACGAGGAATTCGCCGAGAGACTCGTTGCCCGAATGGTTAAAATGATTCCGATTGTGGTTCAAAACGCGAAAATCGCCCAGGATGCTTTCGTGACCCTTGGTTTCTCACAACGGATCGGTCAGCAATACGGAACGCTTGTAGCCGGCTGGCAGGCGCTTGTAAGCGATTCTCTTTGGACTTTGGAGCAGGCCATTCAATTTTGTAGTCACATTGATTTAGGACTGGAATCGACCGTCTCTACTCAAAAGAACCCAGATGATTGCTTAGAGTGGCTTATGGGCTATACGGTTCGTTTTGAAGCTCTTGAATACAGTATGCGACGTTTGTTCACGGAAAAGAAAACTGGTTTAAACGATACGCTTGAAAAGGTTCGGGAGAAATTTGGAATTTCCATCCGTCGAGATGGCGCGGTCTTTTTTGTTCGATCAAATCCACATTTGAGTGAGATTTTTACTCAAAAATCGAAATGGCATCACGCTTGGTTTGAAACCCTAGCCCGCCTCCCAGGCGCTAAAAAAGATAGTTTTAGAGTGAATGGCCGAAGTTATTACGGGCTTTTACTTCCCAGTGAATTTTTTCACGTGAAACATTCTGAATTCCCAAACGACTAAAATGATTCCTATTAATAGCTCGATTTGATTCCCATTATTAGGAATCGGTCTTAACAAATCCTAATATTAGGATCTGGCAAACTTTGGCCATTTTTTTAAGCTAACATTAGCTTTCCTGGTATGCCAGACGCTGCCAGAAGCGCGACTTGGTAAGTTCTTTTGCATTTTAATCCATTCTCAAGGCTTATACTCACACTTTAAAAATTTACCAGATTACCAGGCGGAAAACACTGACTTCTATAAAGATAGAAATAAATATAATGAAGTGAAAAAATCTCTCTTTCCTCCTGTATCTATCTATCTATCTGGTAATCTGGTAATTATTATTATTATTATGTTAAAGCCATTTTCAGGTGGGGTAGGTGCCAAAATTTTTACCAGAAAATTTGCCAGATTTAACTTTATCGGGTTCTGGTAACTGGTAATCAATGTCGTGCCATAATCGGGGAATGGTTCAAAAGCTTGAGAAAATAATTTTGTGTGTGATTCCGATTCTTATGGGAATTGTTTGCTTTGTGACTCTCAGAGAGAATCATAAGCTGCAAAAAGAGCTCTACGAATTAAAGCTCTTTCAAAAATGTCAGGATGCCTTGGCGCCTAAGAAATAGTTTAATAGGGCGTGGATTATAAAACGCTCATTGAGGTCATTCAACAGTCTGGACCTCCGCCGATTGTGGTCGAAAAACGGGGCTCAAAGCTCTGCTACATTATCCGAGAATCAGAATCCTCTTATCTCTTAGACGATGGCTTCGGGGGCACTTACTACATTGGTAAGCTCGCCGGTTCTATCGCTCATCACCCCATTTGGCGTAAATATAAAAATTAAAGAAATCGATCTTCAATCAACTTGGAAACGAATCCAGCCCATTTCCCTTTTGGAACGTTCGCCTTTAAAAGGTCTCTTGCAAGAGGGCTCAAGGTAAACCCGGTGTTTACTTTTCGTTCCTTTTTTAATTTTTTGGGACGCCCCCTCTTACGCATGATCTGAATCAAATCAGAATTTATTAAAAAGGCCAAGGATTCCGAGAGTGTAAATTTATAACTTATAAGTTATAACTTAAAAATTATTATGGAAGATTTATTAAAAGACTGGGACGCCCAAGTGTATCGGGAAGTAAAACATTTCCGGGATAGAGGCGAAGGCATTGCCAATGCTAAAAGAATGGCAATTAAAAAAGTGGTTTTAAATATTTTGCCTAAAATAAATGAAGACACTCCAAAATCTCATATCTCGTTCATTATCGAGAAAGTTCTCACCGAATTACTCTGACCCTGGTTTTCGGCAAAATTTGCTGGTTTGTGACGCGGTTTAGGTGTTCAAATGAATCGTGGCTGGGGAAAAACCTGAATTAGAGCAGGTTCTTAATGAAAAACAATTGAAGTTTTGTCAGGAATATGTCCTCGATTTCAATGCAACCCAAGCCGCCATAAGGTCGGGCTATTCAAAGAAAACGGCCAATCGGATCGCATCCGCTCTATTGTCAAAAATTGATGTTTCAAATGAAGTGCAACGTTTAATTAAAAACGCAGAGAGCAAAGCAATTGCAACAGCCCAAGAGACGTTAGAAACGATTTCTACTTTGGTTCGTTCGAATCTCTACAACGTCTTCGACGAGAACGATTGCATTAAATCTTCAAAAGAAATTCCTAAAGAGTTGTGGCCCGCAATTCAATCGATTGAATCAGAAGAACTATTCGATGGCACTGGTAGGAAGAAAACTGTCATAGGGCTCAAGAAGAAAATAAAACTGTGGGACAAAAACAAAGCGATCGACACTCTCGCAAAATATCACAAACTTCTTTCTGACAGTCCACCTGTCTTCAATAGCCAAACCAACATTCAAGTGAATCAAACAAATAATGTTTATGCAAAAGTGGTGATATGCCTACCCCCCAAAAGACCGACAGCGTCGTAATCACGCCTGAGGAATATCGCGACAACGCTGAGCTTGTCATTGCTCCGCAGCCCGGGCCTCAAACTCTCTTCTTGGAGCTCGATTGCGACATTATCGTCTATGGTGGAGCCGCAGGCGGTGGAAAATCTTTTGGTTTAATTCTGATGCCGCTCTACTATACCGACAATCCAGAATTCGGTTGCGTAACATTTCGACGTAACGCCACTCAAATTAGAAACCAAGGAGGTCTTTGGGATGAATCGTATAAAATTTATCATCAGCTTGGTGCCAAACCTCGTGAGGCTTATCTTGACTGGGAATTTCCGTCGGGCATGCCGATTAAGTTCGCGCATTTGGAAAATGAGCACACGGTCTATGATTGGCAGGGAGCGCAAATCGCTCTCTTACAATTCGACGAGCTTACCCATTTCACTGAATTTCAATTCTTCTACATGCTCTCAAGAAATCGTTCAATGTCCGGCGTGCCAGGCCGTATTCGGGCAACTACGAATCCAGACGTCGACTCCTGGGTTAGAAAGCTCATTGATTGGTGGATCGACCCCGAATCTGGTCTCGCCATACCCGAACGATCAGGTGTTGTCCGTTGGTTTGTCCGAATCGCCGACGAACTCGTCTGGGCCAACAGTAAGCAAGAGCTTGAGGCGGCGTATGGAAAAGAAAGCTACCCCAAATCCTTCACTTTTGTTCCGTCCAAAGTCACTGACAACAGGATATTACTCGAGAAAGACCCGGCGTACCTCGCGAACCTAAACGCACTCTCACGCGTAGAGCGTGAGCGTTTACTCGGAGCAAACTGGAACGTTAGGGCATCGGCCGGGACGATGTTTCGTAAAGAATGGTTTCGCATCGTGGACGCAGTTCCAGCCGGCTGGACTCAGATTTGTCGTTATTGGGACCGTGCGGCAACCAAACCCAATGAAAACAATCGAGACCCCGATTGGACACGTGGTTTAAAATTATACAAATATCCAAACGGCACTTATTGCGTTGTCGATTTAAAATCGATTCAGGGTACTCCTGGCGAAGTTGAGGATTTGGTGAAAAATACCGCTTCACACGACACGCATCATTGTCTCATTGTAGGTGAACAAGATCCAGGGTCGGCAGGGGTTGCAGATGCGTTGAATTTTGTAAAACTACTGACGGGTTATAACGTTCATGTTCGTAAAGTTTCAAAAGATAAAATTACGAGAGCCAAGCCCGTTTCAGCCCAATGCGAAGTGGGGAACATTTTAGTGTTACGCGCGCCTTGGAACGAGGTATTCTTTAAAGAATTGGAAAACTTTCCTGAGGGGGCTCATGACGACATTGTGGATGTTTTATCTGGAGCGTTTAATGAACTCGCCGAAGGCGGTCTATCGCTTTTTGATGTTTAATGGAGGAAGTTCGTGGACGTAACAAAACCTAAAGGTAAAGTGGGTCGACCTAGAAAAAATTCGATTCAAAAAGCGACTCAAAATTCATATGAAGGCGCTATCGGTTATCCTTCTAACGGCGCTCCTTTCTTTGGAAACCAAAATCCATTTGCGCCTCAAATTTCTCAAACCAACACCATATTCCAAAACATGCGTTGGTACATGATTTCGAACATGCGCCAACCGCTTTCGGAGGCGTACGTTGAGCTTGGTCTCATTCAAGCAGTGGTCGACGTTCCTGTCGACGATGCGCTTCGAGGTGGAATCACCATTCAGTCGAAGCAATTAGACGAAACTCAAATCAAGCATGTTCAAGTCTATATGGATCAAAAGGACGATTTGAATAAGGCTGGGCAAGCTGCTAAATGGAATCGTCTTTATGGGGGGGCGGGACTTCTTATTCTTTTGGACGATCAAGATCCAGAAGAGCCGTTGAACGTGGATTCGATTACTGAAAAATCAGGACTCGAATTCCGTGCAGGCGATATGTGGGAATTCTTTTGGGATAAGCAAAACACCGAAGGCTATGACCCTGGCTCTCAAATGGACGATTTCGAATATTATAGTTACTACTCGGAGCAAGTTCATAAATCGCGCGTTCTTAAAATTACAGGAATCGAAGCGCCGAGCTTTGTTCGTCCACGCTTACGTGGTTGGGGATTCTCAGTGGTCGAGCCACTGATTCGCTCGATCAATCAATATTTGAAAGCGACCGACGTTGCTTTCGAAGTGCTCGATGAATTCAAGGTTGATTTTTATAAAATTAAAAACCTAGTCAACACGCTGATGAATCCGGATGCGGCTTCGAAGGTTGCGAATCGCATTCGAATGATGAACTGGCAAAAGAATTATCAAAACGCCGTAGTCATGGATTCAGAAGATGATCACGACGGTAAACAATTATCGTTTGCCGGTCTCGCAGAGACGATGCAACAGATTCGTATGCAAGTGGCTTCCGACATGCGGATGCCTATTACCAAATTATTTGGAACAACCGCTTCGACGGGCCTAGGGAACACCGACCAAAACGACATGGAAAACTACAATTCCATGGTCGAGTCGCAAGTGCGCAACAAGCTCAAATACCATATTTTGAAAATGGTAGAGCTCAGATGCCAAGAACTTTATGGCTTCATTCCAGATGATTTGGAGATCGATTTCAAACCGCTCCGAATATTAACCGCTGAGCAGGAGGAAAACGTTAAGACTCAAAAGTTTAACCGACTCCTAGCGGCTAAGACTGCGGGCGAAATCGACTCCAAAGATTTCCGGGATGCTTGCAACAAAGATAATTTGTTGTCGATTCAATTGGACACGACAGGAGATGGGCTATCAACGGACGATCCGGACGAAGATCCAATGAATCCAAATAATCCAGAAGAGCATGATGCGGCTGCCGAGAGTGGATCAAAAACACCGCCCGGCGCGGATGAGCCGCCGGACATGAGCTCGCCGAGAGCGGATTGGGAATATGGCGGAGAGCCTGCCGCAAAAAAAGGTAAGGGCTCTTCTGAGGAAGAGGGGCGTAAGCGACGTGGAGATGGAAGGCCATACAATCCAGAGCCAGAAAACAAAGCTCCGAAAAATAAAGCGCCGAAAAACAACCCTCCAACGAAAAATTCTATTGCTTTTGATCTTGCGTCTTACCGAGCAGATGGCGGTGACCGGTGGACTACCCATGCCATTATGGAGAAGCCTTCAAACGTTGATCCGACTACATGGGAGAAAGCGAAGGCTGCCTCTCGAGAAACCTTCGGTAAAGTGAATCTCAAATTCGTAGCGTGGAAATATAAACAACTAGGGGGAAAACTCGGTGAACAAGACTAAGAAGCAAATCGCCGCTCATAAGAAAAATTTGGCGAAGGAAAAATTCGAAAAAAAATTCACGAAAGAACTCGCTTTGATAAAGAAAATTAATCTTGAATTTAAAATAGCCGAAGACGCGGAGCGAGCTATTCGACATGCGGAACATATGTCTTTTTGTGACGCTAAAAAAGCTCGTAAGGGGGTTGCATGATTACTTGGTCACCTGGAACAACAATCGCTTCCGCTGAGCGCGAAGTCATTCAGCAAGCCTATAAATTCTATCGTGGAAATAAAACCGCCACTGCAAATGCACTCGATATTTCGGTTCGAACTCTAGACAACAAATTGGAGCAATATGCAAACGACGAACGAATCGCAGCTAACCGTGCCGCCGAACGCGCCGCCAATCGAACAGGCCTTCTTAGTGAACAAAGAGGAGGCAAGAGAGAAGCCCATACGGGTCGACCCGTCGAAAATTACTCGAGTTCTAGTTCCGGGGTTTTCATGGAACCCACTCCAGCGATTGGAGCCGAACCGTCCATGTCCATGCCTGAGCGGAGTCAAGTTCAAGAAGTGTTGTCGGCCGAAGTTGCCGGCCGTCGTCCCGGACGACCTCGCAAAACGATATGAAGCGCAAATGAAGTTGCCTGATTTGGTATTTTTGAACGAGCATAATAAAGAAAAAGTAGAAGCACGCGTGCGAGGGGAAAAGAGTGAAGAAATTTCTTAAGAGTCTATTAGCGAGTGCGTTTCTATTGCCAACCTTGGTAGTAGCTCAAACGCCTCCTCAGGTTATCAACAAGCTTTGCGATCCGAATACTTTCTTTAGTCAGATTCAGCCCGGCCCTGGCAATATTAATTGCACGCAACCCACGTACTCAGGAATCGCGAATACGCCTACGTTTTCTCGGTCGGTGCAAATTGCCACGAACGTCGTCACGTTGGTTAACGATGTATTGAATCCTGGCAATTCGATGTATTACGGAACGAATGCAAGCGGCATTCGTGGTTGGTACGCGTATGCAACGGGCGACATCAATTCAATTGGCACCATTGATTCCGGAACCGCTTCATTAAATGGAGCGACGATTTCCGGAAACGCACTCATTATGCAGAGCGCGTCTAGTACGCGCCCGGGCCTCGTAAATAATACGGCGCAAACTTTCTCTGGAAATAAAACTTTTTCAGGTACGATCGGAGCATCTAATTTTTCTGGCTCTTCGTCGGGCACGAACACTGGAGATGTTTCCATTGGCACGGCTAACGGACTCAGCCTCGTTAACCAAGTTTTAAGCCTTGGAACCTCCAGTGCTTCAACTACCGGAGCGCTCACCAGCGCTGACTGGATGACATTTGCGGCGAAGCAAGATTCTGTTATTTTTGTTTCTCCGCTCGACGAAACCGCAGGAAACGTTACGTGTGATGTTGCATCTGGCTCTCAAGCGGGCTGCTTAAGCTCGACTGATTGGACTACCTTCAATAATAAGGTGGCGACGACTCGTTCGATTTCCACAACCACGCCACTTCAAGGTGGTGGCAATTTAAGCGCCGATCGCACGTTTTCTATTTTACAATCTGGCGCCGCACAAGACGGATACTTGAGTTCGACCGATTGGACGACTTTTAATAATAAAGTTTCGACGACTCGATCAATTTCTACAACTACGCCACTTCAGGGTGGAGGAAACTTAAGCGCCGATCGCACGTTTTCTATTTTGCAATCTGGCGCCGCACAAGACGGATACTTGAGTTCGACCGATTGGAATATTTTTAACGACAAACAAGACACACTTACCATTGGTGATTTGACTGTAACTGGCTCTCCTGGAATTTCGGTCACCAATGGTACTGGCTCTGTCATAGGCTCTGGAACCTCGATCACTCAACAAGTAGCGACGAGTGGACAAAACGGCTATTTGAGTTCGACCGATTGGTCGACTTTTAACTCTAAGCAGGCGGCCGGTAATTATATTACTGCTCTTACTGGAGACGGAACCGCTTCCGGGCCTGGGTCGTCTGCGCTTACTCTTGCGACAGTTAATTCAAATGTGGGCAGTTTTGGGTCTGCATCAAGCGTTGCCACCTTTACTGCAAACGCAAAAGGTCTTGTAACTGCCGCTGGATCAACGGCGATTCAAATTGCTGAATCGCAGGTGACGAATTTAGTTACGGATCTTGCTGGTAAGCAACCCACTGGCAACTATATTACCGCACTCACTGGCGATATTACGGCAAGCGGTCCTGGGTCTGCGACGGCAGCAATTGCTTCCGGTGTAATCGTCAACGCAGACGTGAATGCGTCGGCTGCTATTGCCGGCTCCAAAATAGATCCTGATTTTGGAGCCCAGAATATGGTGACTACTGGCACCTTGGTTTTGGGAACTAGTCCTGCCGTTTTTTCGAATACAAAATTTGGGTTAACCAATGCGGTAACTCCAGCGTCCACGACCAATGCCTCCGGAATCACAAACGTTGTCGACGTGAGTGGAAATGCGGCAATTACCACCGGATCGACCATTGGATATTTTGGTCGTACAATTCGAACCATTACTTCAACCACAACGGATACATCCAACAGTGATTTCTTGGGATTAGCGGCACAATATCGCCTCACACCCAGTGGCGGTGCGGTTTACACATATTCTGGGGCTGGTTATTTAGCTTCGGCAAACTTCGCGATGCCGACAGAAAATGGAGCTGGATCTGCCTCTGTGCCTAGAGTGGCCGCTCTTTTGCTTTCGGGCGGTGGAGGTGCTGCTTTCGCTACTCGAGCCTCTCATATTTCATTCGGTGCGCTTCCCACGCAAGCAACCAACAACGCCTACATGAGTGACAATGATGCGTTTAGTGGTAATTATTTTATACATAGCACTAATACGAATCCGACAGTTCTTTCTGGCGCCCTAACCACTCCATATCCAAATTCAAACGTTTCGAGCGCAGACACGTCTCCTACCGCATCTGGCACTCATATTAATATGACAACAGGCGCTTCGAATAGAACGGTCAATCTTCCTGCGTGTGCATCGAATACTGGAATGGTTTTATCTACATCGAAGGTTGATACGGGCGTTGGCTATGTTTTTATAGATCCGAACGGCGCTGAAACAATTAATGGATATTCGAAAGTGACCTTGCATTTGCAGGGTGAGGCAATCACGTACAAGTGTAATGGAACTAGTTGGTGGATCACTGGATATACCTCAAGCAAAGAAGCGAGTTGGACACCTACTTATAGTTCAAGCGGGGCGGGCAGTTGGGGGTCGGTAACTACTACTTTTACCGCATGGTGGAAATCTGCGATTGACCAAGTTTCATTTCAGATTCAGGCGAGTGGCACCGTAGCGACTTCAGTATTAACAATGCGATTTACAGTTCCTGTGAACACTATAGATTTTGCAAAAGGCATTTCACAAATAGGATCTGGGGTTGGCGTCGTTGGATTAAATATGGGAACTACTCAATGGCTATCCGCGTCTGTTTTGTCTTCTTTTCCATACGATAATGGGACTGTTGGAGCAGGGACACGTGGAATCTATCTTCAAGGTTCTTACAAAATTGATCCGTCGCTGTAAGCTTTTAGGGGGCAGAAGTGCAAATCGTACAGAGTTCTCAAAATTTTGGATTCAATTACACAGCGTACGATCAAGACCCTGATTTGAATGTGGCGTTTAATGTTTACGACGTTACGAATGCAAATAGCCCAATTTTTTTACAGCAAGTTTCTTCGGTCTATGCGGACAACGGTGCTTATACTGGAGTTTATGCTGCAGAAGAAAACAAAATTTATTTAGTGATTGGCTTGGTATACACGGACGTTGGCCTTACAATTGTCGACACTACTCGAGCTCAGTTTTGCGAAGTGTTTCAGGTTTTTAACGGATCCATTTTAGTGCTTGGATTTGCCTATGCTGCCTATGACTACTCGGATGATTTAGATATTCTTGCAAAAATTTACAACAACACAAATGGCACTCCTGTTTTGGAAGACGAGGTAGTCATGGGGTATGTGGGTTTTGGAACTTATTACGGAGCGGTTGGCGGGTCTGTTTCTAATGCTTACCAGGTGAATGGTGTCGTTTACGAAGACGATACTTTTACGGATCCCGACTACAACTATGCCCCAAGTTCAAATACTTTTGTTTGTGTGCAGGCCGCTCCAGGCGTGAATGGTCGAGGAACGTTAGTCGGTCAAAGTTTGTCGGCAACATTAAGAGGGGATATATGATTCAGCCATCGATAATAATTACTCAAGGGGATACGGCGACGTTTCAATTAACGGCTGTAGATGGGGATGGAAATCCTGTTGATTTGACTGGAGCGACTTTTACCACTCAGATTACTGGCCCAAATGGTGACGCGATTGCAAGCTTTCCTAATTCGCAACATACAGCTAATCCCGATCAAATAAATTTTACAGGGCAATTTACTTTGGCTCTTAGTGTGGAGAATACCGCAAGCCTTGGGCTTGGAAATCATAAAGAGGTGCTCACTCGAATTGTGATTTCTACCACTACAGTTTATTTTCGTGGGTTTAATATTCTACAGGTTTTGCCGCCGGTGCCTATCCAATGATTTTGTTAAAGCCGATTCGAGAATCTACGGAGGAATATGAAGCGATCGAAAAACAAATCAAAGAGCTCTTCAAAAAAGAAATATACCAGCCCCTCATTCGAGAATTCTCCAGATCCAAAACTCTCAAAAATGCGAGAAACGATTTATTTGAAGCTCTTAGAGCTGGGCGCGTCACGTTCCATCGCGGTAAATTTAGTGGGCAGTTTAATGCCAGCGTATCAAAAGAGCTTAAGGGATTGGGGGCCAAGTGGAGCGCTCGAGACCATTCGTTTTCAATACCTAAAAATAATTTACCTCCAGAAGTGCAAAGCGCTATTTCGTCGAGTTCTTTTGCATTTTCAAGGAAAATTGAAAAAATAGATCAGAAATTAGCCGCCATGCTTCCAGGCGTGATTTCGGATAAATTACAAATTTCTAAATTTTTCGATAAAACCCTTTGGAAGGTCGAAAAAGAGTTCCAAAAATCAGTTAAAAATATAACGATCGCTCCGAAGCTCACTGAAAAACAGGCTCAATTTATTTCCGACGAATGGGAAACGAATATGAAGCTTTGGATTAAAGATTTCACAGAAAAACAAATTCTAGAATTACGTCAAAATATGAAAAAATCGGTCCTCGCGGGGAATCGATATGAATCGGCGATCAAATCTATTCAAGATTCTTTTGGTGTGACGTCGAGAAAGGCGAAGTTTCTCGCCAGGCAAGAGACGGCTCTCATGATGGCTAAGTATAAACAGGCAAAATATGAAGACGCTGGAGTCGATGAATATAAGTGGAGAGCGGTCAAAGGAACGCCTCAGCACCCTACTCGTCCACGTCATAAAGAATTAAGCGAAGAATCTGAAAAAGGAAAAATATTTCGATTCGATGATCCACCGATCACTGATCCTAGGACTGGAGCGCGCAACAATCCTGGCGAAGATTACAATTGTCGCTGCGTTGCAATTCCGGTGGTGAGGTTTAAAAAATAATTCGGCAAATTTTTCGTGGTATGAAAATTAATGAACTTGGGATTGTAAAAAAATTAAATCGCCGCCATCATAACAGAAGTTAGGTGACGAGCAGAAGGGGATTCAACAAGTGGCAAATCAAATTTTAACGAATGCGTATGCATCTGCGAACGTCGGAACCGGCGAGTATGTTTTATTAGGAACGACCGAAATTGATACTTCTAAGATCATGGTTTCAGACAACAGCAACCAGATTGTGAAGCTTGCTGTTGCTAAAAAACTTTCAAGCGCTATACCTGCAACCTTCGCAGAGCTTAATTTACAACAAATTTTGTTTAAGGCTAGGGCATCTGGTACTGGTGGAAATTCAATTACGGTTGCTTTTGCAGATCCAGGAACAGACAACACTCCTATTAGTGTTGAAGTTGCGACCAATGCGATTACTGTGAATTTAGCTACGAGCGATGGCGATCAGGCTTCTGTTGTTATTCAGGATTTAACCTACACTGCCAAAGAGTTCGGAGTTGCCGGAGACGATATCACTATTGAATACGTCGACCCGGAAGGAAACGACGAGCCTCTTTCTGTTAGTGTTGTTGGCGATGCCATTGAGGTTTCTTTAGAAACCGATAGCGGCGGCTTGATTGTATCAACTGCAGAAGATGTTTTGGAAGCGATTGAGGCCGATGTAGATGCAAATGCCTTGGTTTCTGTTTCTATTAGCGGAACAGCGTCCGACGTTCAAGAGGCTCAGGTTGCTACTAACTTAGAAGGCGGCGCTGACTACGGATTGGTTTCTACTTTGCAAGATGTAATAAATGCGATTGGCGCATTTGCTGCAGCTTCGGCCTTGGTTACTGCGAGAATTAATGGAGATTACAATTCTTCCACTCTTGCCACCACTGTTGGAAACACCAACTTAGCTGGAGGGGTTGCAGTAGGCTCAGACTTTGCCGCTATTGAAGATTTATTTCAGTGTCCATTAAACTCTTTCACTCAGTATTCACTTGGAAGCATCAACATTGTTCCTAGGGGCTCTCGTCTTTATTTGAGAGCGATCAGTGCGACCGCAAACTCAGGATTTAATTGCACTACGATTGTGGCTTAATATGGATTTAGAAGAATTGAAAAAAAATTCTAAGGGCACCGTTTGGTATGGAATGCATTTCTATCCAGGAGTTGCCGAGTATCAAGACCCGGAAAAGGGCGCATTTCGTGTCTATTTGAATGAAAAAGTTTTGCGCGCGATGGACGCATCTTTTACGGGTCGACCTGTTTTCGTAGAGCATGTCGACAGTGCTGATATTCATCCCAACGTGGACGAGCTTCGTAAAGAGGCGGATGGCTGGGTCGTTGAAAGTTTTTACAATGCGGCCGATGGAAAGCATTGGGTTAAATTTATTACAGTTACCGATCGTGCCGAACGCGCGATCAAGAGAGGCATGAGACTAAGCAATGCCTATCTGCCCTTGAACGACACCAAAGGGGGGCTATGGAATGGTGTCGAGTATGCGAAAGAAATTACGGCAGGGGAATACGAGCATTTAGCAATCGTAGAAAATCCTCGATACGAAGAATCGATCATTCTCACGCCGGAAGAGTTTCGCGCTTACAACAATGAAAAAGAAATTGAGCTGACGAGGATAGCCAATTCTAAAACTAAACAAGGAGATGGGGAAATGAAGTTAAGTTTCTTCAAGAGAGAGAAAGTAGAGAATTCTGCGATCGATCTTGAAAACATGATGGTAGCCCTTCCCACAAGTGGGAAAGAGTATTCGATCAAAGCCCTGGTGAATTCGATGGATAAAATCGAAAACATGAATGGCTACGCGAATGGCGACCATATGGTCAAAGTTGGCGAAAATGAAATGTCTGTGAATGAGCTTGCAAAAGCGCATGGTGACCTTCTTTCAAAAATTGAAGCCGAAAAACAAAAAAATGCAGCGGATGAAGACGGCGGCGCGCCTGAAATCGAAAATGCTGATGATGAAGCAACTACTGTTTCTGAAGGCATGAAAGATGTTGGCGATCGCGGTGGCGATGAATCCATGACCAACGAAGAGGACGAAGAAGAAAAGAAGAAAAAAGAGAAAAAAGAAAACGCTCTTCGAAAAGCAAGGGCATTGAAAAATGCCAACGCAAATTCTGATTTCGTTCAACCTGTAAAAGTTTTCACAGGCCTTGATGGCGTTGCCCGTGGCAAAGCCAAATACGGCTCGAACTAAGAAAGGAATTAAAAATTTATGGCAACTACAGCAGGTGCACTAAGTTTAGTACAAAATGGATCGAACTCAGTTAAGCTGTTAAGCGCTGCCGCAACTGCGGGAACCGCTCCATACACTTATCAATGGTATCGGTCTCAAACATCAGGTTTTAGCCCTGGCCCCTCGAATATTATTTCTGGAGCCACTACTTTAGCTTACACCGACACGGGATTGATTCCGGCTTCGCAATACTACTACAAAGTGGTGGCGACGGATTCGTCTTCTCCAGCGGTAACTGGTGATTCCGCTCAATTGAGCGTTCTTACTCAACCCGCAAGTCAGGCCCAAAACCAATTTAGCCAATCGCCCTTACTCGGAATGATCGACATGACCGTTGGACCTACCAACGTGATGGCCGTTCAAATCGATGCGAGCGCCGGCTCTGCGGTTTACTATCCTGGTCAATTTGTAAAAGTTGTTGCGAACACCTTGGGGGGCTTGCCTCGAGTGATTGGTTGCAGCGCGGATGCGGATGGAGCTCTTGGAGCAATTACTTACAACATTAAAAATCAAGGCTTTGGTTTTGAGTTTACCGCAGGAAGCGTTTGCGAAATCGCATTAGCTGGCTCGGTTATGTGGCTCTATTCTTCTGCGGCGATTACTCAGCAAGCTCGCGTTTGTTTGGATGCAAGTCAGCCTGGCTCGGTTCAACCGACTGGCGGCTCTACTCCGAACATCGTTGGCTGGGCAATGGACGGCGCGGCAGCCATGGGTCAACTCATTAGAGTTGTTTTATTAACTCCTAGCTTTGCGGCTGCTTAATTTAGGGAAGGGATGAAAAATTATGCAAACACCAGCAATTTTAAATTCAAAAGGTGAGCGTATCGTTTTGAACGAACAGGAAAAACACCATGTTCGTTGGATTTCGAACCAGCTATCGGCCATGCGAGGAACCTTAGTGTTCCGAAACGCAATGGGCTATGAAGCGGCGATCACAACATTAACTACCATTGTGAAGCGAGTTTCTGAGCAGAAATTCTTTCAAGTGGCTCCTGCGGACTATTTACCTGTTCGTGTTGGAGAAGGAACCTGGTCTTCGAATCTTTTGACCTATCGTTCATACGATATGTCGGATGCTTTCGAGTCCGGTATCTTGAACTCTGGCGGACAAAACTCACGTCTTTCGACTCCTGATGCAGGCGTTGATTCCGTGATCGTAGATGTCTTCAATTGGGGTAAGCAAATTGAATGGTCTATTTTCGACATCGAGCAAGCAGCTAAAGCTGGAAACTGGGACTTGGTTTCTGCGAAAGAAAAATCTCGCAAGAAAAACTGGGACCTTGGTATCCAAAGAATCGCTTTCTTGGGGGCTTCTGGACAAAACGCTTCTGGCGGAAATTGTTTGGGACTTTTAAATCAGTCTGGAATCACCACGAACACCACTTTGATTACCAAAGCGATTTCGTCAATGACTCCTACTGAGTTGAAAACTCTTCAAGCTGGATTATTGCAAGCGTATCGAGCCAACGCTCAGTACACTGCATTTCCTACTCACTTCATTATTCCTGAGTCGGACTACAATGGTTTAGCTTCTCAAGCTTCTCCTGATTTTCCGATCAAGAGCACTCTTCAATTAATGGAAGAGATGTTCCAGGTTATGACAGGGAATAAGAGCTTCCGAATTTTGCCTCTCGCATATTGCGATTTCGCAAACTCTGGCGGCGTTCTTAGTAAGCAAACTTATGTCCTTTTGAACTACGATGAAGAATCGCTTCGAATGGATATTCCTTTGGATTACACCAACACTCTCGCGAACTCGATCAACAATTTCCAATTCCAAAACGTTGGATATGGTCAGTTCACTGGAGCGATGGCATACCGTCCTTTGGAAATGCTTTACTTGAACTACTAATAAAATCTGATTGCCGGGGGATAATTCCCCCGGCCTTTTGGAGATTTGCTTGGCTTACGACAATCCTTCGGTTCAAGATTTTAAAGATTATTTCTTTCGAGACTTTCCATTTGGAACGGATCCGAATCTTTCTGTCTTGGACGCCGACATTTCGAAGGCCATGGTCCAATGTCGATCCACAATCAATGCCGAATTGTTTGGGGGCCAAGAAGGATATTCTGTCGGTTATAATTTATTAACCGCGCATTATTTGGTTTCAAACCTTCGCGCGAGTTCGCAGGGTATTAACGGTCAATATAATTTTTTACAAAATAGTAAGTCGGTTGGAAACGTGAATGAAGCCTTTTCCATTCCGCAGATGATTTTGGACAATCCTTACTGGTCTATGTTTACGAAGACCAATTACGGAGCTGAATATTTGGAAATGGTTCTTCCGCAATTGATTGGGGCAGGCTTTACTGCTTTCGGTCCTGCAAGGGCGTTGTAAAGTGGCGGATGATACACTTAAATTAGATGTAAAAGGGCTGGATCAATTATTGAAAGCCTTGAAAGCGAATCCTCCAAATGCTCGGGTGGGAATTTTAGGAAGCACTAATCCCAGAAGCGGAAAAAGTCCAAGTAACGCTACGGTAGGGGCAGCCCATGAATTTGGAACATCTAAAATGCCTCAGCGCTCTTTTTTAAGAATTCCAATTGCCGACAACTTGGCAAATCAAATGCAGGCGTCTGGTGCCTTTGATAAGGATGTTTTAAAGGCTGTTATTAAAAGTGGAACGGTTTTACCTTGGATTAAAAAGGTTACCATGATTGCCGAGCAAATTGTTTTAGAGGCGTTTGCAACGAGCGGCTATGGAAAGTGGGCTCCTTGGAAAAAAGGTTATACAAGTAAAACCGGCCAAATTTTGGTGGATACCAATCAGCTGAGAGATTCGATCACATCGGAAGTGAAGCCATGAGTGGTAAAATTATTAATGGCGCCAACATCAATATAAATCAGCAAAATACATATGTTCCCGATGTAAGCGGCTCGCTTCAAAATTATTTTCAAAAAATGGTTTTTAGTCCTCTTGAAAAAACGGTTTCTGGATTTCAGTTAGTCGAGAATGCGGCGCCTATAGAATTCCATGCCACGCTTCAACCGTTTACGCCCAGACAACTTTTAATAAAACCGGAAGGGCAGAGGGCTTGGAGTTGGTACACGCTTCACGCAGAGCCTGGGATTGTTTTAAAAGTGGATGATTGCGTGGACTATTTGGGCAAGCAATATCGCGTCATGAGTAAGACCGATTACACTCTTTACGGTTATATTATTTACGAATTAGTGACTGACTGGACGGGGTCGGGACCATAATGGCGGTGACAGTTTTACAAAATGTGACTGCTATTTCTCCCGGGCTCCAGACATCTTTTGGTGCTGGTGGCGGCAGTGCTCCATATACCTACTCAGTGAGGTCTGGTGGTGCAGGTGGCACGATCAATGCGTCGACGGGTGTTTATACCGCTCCGTCTGTAATGAATGAAAATCCAGCTCAAATCTCGGACACAATTCAAGCCAGGGATTCTTTGGGGGCGATTGGAACTGCCAGCATATTGGTAGGAAACGCCTTATTATTATTTTGCGATATTATTCAAAATCAAATGGGTCTTGCTCAGGGTCGTGTTTATTTGTGGGACCAAAAAATCATGCAGCCTACGGACTCTGGGCTTTATGTCGCGGTTTCAAATCCCATGTGTAAACCTTTTGGGAATAATATTCGATTTGATGGGTCTGGAAGCGGTCTAGAGGCGGAGCAATCGCTTAACGTGATGGCCACACTCGACATTGACATCATTAGTCGTGGGCCTGAGGCAAGAGACCAAAAAGAGCTCGTTCTCATGTGTCTCAACAGTGTTTACTCGGAACAACAACAGGAAGCGAATAGCTTCCACATTGGTCGCTTGCCAGCGGCCTCGAGATTCATAAATCTGTCAGATGTAGATGGCGCGGCAATTCCTTATCGATATAAAATATCGGTAAACATTCAATATGCCGTGACAAGGAATTTGCAGGTTCCGTATTTTGATGATTTTGAGGCGCCTGGAGTAGTGACCGATTCTTAAGAGGGGGATTTTTTAAATGGCCAATCAACTACCAATCACAAACGTGATCAACATTTCGGTGTCTCAGGCTTCTCCTGGCGTCGGAAATTATAACACTTCGAACATCGGTTTATTTACCGACGAAGCTCCAAACCTTGGAACTTTCGGAAACTTAGGTTACGCCGCTTATCTTGAGCCTACTCAAGTGGGGGTCGATTTCGGAACTGAGAGCAAAACTTTTGCAATGGCAAATGCTATCTTCTCTCAACAGCCAAACATTTTAAATGGCGGTGGCCAGTTAATTGTAATTTTAATGACTAACCAAGTTGTCAACTTGGCATTCAGTGGAGTGGCCGCAAGCGGCGATTTCAAAGTTACATACGATGGCGACACCTCTTCTCAAATCGAATGGGATGATACGGCCGAAGAGATTCAGGTAAAGCTGCGCGCGAGCGTAACTGGAATGGAAAATGTGGTCGTGACTGGATCGATTGCATCCCAGTCTCTTAATATTCAAATGGCCTCTATTTATGATCCAACAGCCGTTACAATCACAGATGACGACTTGGCGACTTCGGCGCCGGCAGCCATCACAGTTACAGTGACAGAGCCTACCGCAGCCGAAACTTTGGCTCAGGCTATTACTAGAACCTCTACTCTTGTTCAATATTTCGGTGTGATTTGTACGGAGATTGCGGCAGTCCTTACGGACGCTGATGTTCTCGCGGCGGCGACAGTAATTCAAGCTCTTAATAAAATATTTGTATTCGTTTCGAACGATGCTGCGGACATTGCGGCTAGTGGATTGATCGACGACA